TTACCAGTCTTAGCTGTGCCCAATGCCGCTTCGATGATTGCATCATCCATAGCGCGACCCATTGCCGCGGCCGCCGCCACTGCGTATGTGGATGTTGGATCGATGAGCATGCGAACCTTGTCCGCGTCATCAATCAGGTCAGCCCATTCGTATGAGTCCATAGTGACCATACGGCGTGAGTGTGGAGTTTCCAAGATTGGAGTGTCGCCATGGCGCGAAGAGCGCTTAACAGCGGCAACCGAACCTACTTGATCGAAAAATGCCTTTTCCCCTGTGACTGATTCCTCAGACACGCAATTGCGTAGCAAAGACCCCCGCTGTTGTGAAAGCAGTTGAACGTTGCTACTGAACTGTTGCACGAATGCAGTAGTGATTTGATTTGACATGATGTCATCCTCGTTCAGTTTACAAAGTTTTGTTTCGCTACCCTACTAACAGGACGAAGATGAGTTTCAGGACTCCTCCTAATCTTTGCGGGGGCTTTACGCTTGTCCCTTGGTTTTCCTAGTCTGAGCTACAGGAGATTGGGCCACCGGCTTATCAATCTCCATTAAGCACCATTCTAAGTGTCTTTGGGCCTCAGCAATAATATCTCGCCTCTGGTCCATAGTGCTGTGGGCTAGTGTAACCCTTAACACTTCAAGTTTGAACTCCCTATCATCCATGTCCAAAAATCTTTTCCTGTAATGCTAAAGATCGTTGCACATAATCATGATGATCTCTGTGTCTGGCGTCCCAGTACGGTGAATCCTTGTGCTGAAGCTCGGCAAGTTGAGCTCTCGCTTCGTCCGGCGTTATTCCTCCAGAAGTCTTAACGCCAATTAAAGTATCTTCGCCAACCTTGTTTTGGATAAACGTGCCAATTTCAGCCAACATTTTTACGACATCTGGATTGTCCCCAAGCAGGGAGCCATCACTTAACTGGATTTCAGTTAAGTCTTCTGCCCCAAACTCATTCAAGACCCCAAGCGCCAAATCAAGCTTGTCGTCAAAAGCTTGTCCGTATTCCTGCCTCAACTCGCGCTCGACATTTTCCCGATGCATCTCAATGCTTGCATTGGATTCACCGACCAATGAATCCGCGTACTGGTTGTATGCATCAAATATTTGTTGAGCTTGCCTCGGGTTCAGTCCTGCCTCATGCGCTAGTTGCCGATACCAGTCTAGCCCACCGCCATCGTCCTCAAGACCCTCTGGCGTTGCAAGATCATACATATCTGGAGCTTCTGGTCTGCCAAGCCGCTCGTAAACATAATCCCAGTCTTCTGGCGAAGAGTGCTTGCTAGGGATAGCAACCTTATCTGCGCCAATCATTTGTTGTGCGTGGACGTAGCTTTTAGCTAAAGCGCCAACGTCAGTAATATGTTGCAATGACTGATGAGCTCTAATCTCATCCGGTATCATTGTTCTCCAATCGCCAGTCGTCGAATCATCTACAGACTGAGCTACCCCTTCTTCAGGGACTCCAGTTACCTGTTCTTCACTCATCACTAACCTCTTGTGGTGGTTCCCATGTACTCATCATATTTCTAATATAAAGGACAACAGCGCGTTGCCCCTCTCTGAAGGCCGTCTCATACGGGTCTGCAGAGAAAGTTGGAGTGTGCACAAAGAATCTATCTTCCAAATCTTGCAAGACAATATCTCCATCACGCTCCCCAAAGCAGAAAGCGAAAGCCTCCTTAGTTTGTTCCCTAGGTTTCATTTATTGATTTTCTCCTATTGCTTTTAATGCAGGCGCCGCCTGACCCATTGCCTGAGCAGTTTGCGCCATTTGCTCCATTTGTTGTTGTTGTTCTGCCTGCTGTTGCCGCTGACTCCTAATTCCATCAACCTCTTCTGCCCCGCGAACTGTGGTTGCAGGAACAGCGAGAGTGTCAAGGATATACTTAGTCATGCCGTCGGCATCAATATAATCGAGTACCGACTGATCTATCTGAGACAGTGGACCGATTAACTCGAACATCCTCATAGCCGCCTGCAAGTCTCCAGTCTTCTGGGCCTTAGCTAGTGGAGAGACGTATTCGATCTCAATGTTTTCGTTCTGCAGGAACTCAGGCGCAGGCAAAAACGCCTTGTCGCGCAACAGAAGATTGTAGGTGCGATTGATTAAAGGTTGCAGAAGCTCAGCCTGAAGCCGCCCAAGAACTGGGCCCAAGAGGCGCATTTTCTCTTCTGTTCTCTGCATGACCTCGGTCGCCGTCATTTGCGGGCCCTGAGACATAATCAATTGATCGACATAAAACGCAGACTGAATCGCTTTTCTGCGCTGTTCCTCCATCTGCAAACCGATTGGCGCGTTAGAACCGATGTTCATTGGCTCAATTCGGTCCCTTGTTCCACCTCTATAGAAGTTCAAACCTCCGGGGACTGTACGAACAGGAAGCATGAATCCGTCGTCTGGAACCATCAGCGGTGGGTCAACCTGTTTTTGAGCCGCCCGAATGGTCACTTCTGACATTTTATTGAGCATTTTTACGTCTGGAAGGGCCGTCATTGCAGGCGATCGACCATATCCATGCTCAAAACTAGCCTTCAAAAACCGTGGCGCGACGTATGGGAACTCATCAAAACCGCTTTCGCTGAGCACTTCCTTCGATTCAGGGTCAATATATATCGATGCAAACGGCTTATTCTTTGAGTCAACCCTGATTACGTTACGCTCATCCCTAGGTTGGACCACATGGAGCAAGGTAATCATCTCGTATGGGTTTTGCTCATAGCGCTTTTTCATCTTTTCAGACGCTTTTTCTTCCCCAAACTGGGCAAAAATTGCGCGAACAGGCATTTTGAACTTACGAAAAACGGTATCTACACGCCCTTTATCGTCTTCAGCTAGGTAAACCTCACTGCAATGCCTTGTCTGAAACCTGACTCCGCCATCATCTTTCTCAATGAACATGACTCCAGTGCCAAAGCAAATCAAATCATGGTAGAGCTCATGCACCTGTTCCTGAAAGTTGGACCGGTGAAACGACTTGTACATCGTGTCTTCAACACTTTCGAGCCATTCTCTCGCTTCATCAGACTCATTTGACTCTCTGTCGCGGAATCGCAACGAAAACCAACGTGTACTAGAGTTTGTAAGCATCCCATGTAGCGACGCACTCAGCAATTCGGCGGCATGTATTGCAGTACCGTCAAATACAAGCTCTGTCCGCTTATCGCCTTGCGTCCGCTTTTTTGTGATATCTGCTTTCCGAGGAACAACATAGTCAGCAATTTCTTGCCAATGCGATTCCCAAACTTGCCGCTGAGTCTCGAGATAACCGAGCCTCTTCAGTAACTGAACAGCTAGTGCGCTAGACATGATGTCTTACCCCAAAGTTGCTTTCTTTTGTGTCATGCCTGCATAGGCGCCCGTTGGGCCCTTTTTCCTCGTCCGCATAAAACTACGCGCACTGCGGGCTGTATCCATGCTTCTGGATTGAACGTCTGCTTGCATCATCGACGCAGAAGGGCCGCCGCCTGCGCTGATTGCCGCTTGAGGGGTAATTACCGGCTTAGGCGCAACAGTTTTTGTTACTGTCCTTACCGCCGCCGCGGGAGCCGCTTGCGGAGCCGCTTGTGCCGCCGCGTTACCCAACCCTCCTGTCGCGCCTGCTACTGCGCCGCCAACCGCACCCTTGATTGCTTTAAGGGGATTCTTAACTACCTTAGTTACTGCTTTAACTGCACCGCCCATGTCTTACCTCCAGATATGTGGCAATTTGAGGGTTACCCCTCCGTTATCGGGCTTACCGCCCATTCGCAACAAGAGCTCGCTATTATCGCTCTCAGCTATAATTTCGTCACATCCTAACGCCCAATTGGTTGCAAAGATGGTGTTGACCATGTTACGGCAGAAAAATCGCCGCTGATACCCTTCGACTACAGACATGTGCACAGGCCAAATACGTTGATTCTCTTCAAGCTGATTGAACCAAATATACCCTGCCGTCACTCCATCATTCGTATCGATGCAATTGTAGATCATCGAATACGGTATTAAGTCTACATGTTCGTCATACCAAGCGTAGTCTGTGCTTTCTAAATGCAAATCCAAGCTATCCTTCAAGATATCTTGGTCGCCAAGTACGGGCCTAATCACTTTGTTTTCTTAGCGCAAGCAATGAGGCGCGCTTCGTTTGCACAGTTTCGCCACCCGCTTTTCGCGCCCTACGGGTTTTCGCCAAGTCAGTCGTCCGAGCTACATCCGTCTCAACCGCCTCTCTAATCACTTTAGGCGTTTCGGCAGTCATGACGACAGGCTCTACCGCGACGGGCGGCGGAGCAGGCGGTATCTCTTTCTGCATTGGTGCAGGGCCGCCTTTATCGCCACCGACCCCAAACAATTGACCAATTCCT